GTTTCCCAGTCACGATCGGGGGGGGCTAGCTTTGCCTCTGCATCAATAGTGAATAGCCCCCGTGAGAAGTTGTTGTCATCGGTGCCACCAGAAGGATCAATTTGCACAGTGTTGAATAATACCTCTGTCAAACGGTCTTTTGATCTATCCTCCTGATTAGCCATAATAATGTTATTGCGGTCGTTGATCGGCTTAATATCCAATGTATCGACAGGATGATTAACCAATAATTTTATCTCTTGGTCAATTTCATCCCACCAAATAGTCAAGCCCAACACTGCAAGCTCGCCTATCAATTTCGATACGCCTGTTGGTTTCATAATATCGGCGGTTAAGAATAGATTGGTAGCCCATTTATTAACCTCGGCGGTCCAATCGGCGAATGGAATAAACGACGGATCAACATTAGCCAATAATAGCAGGTCACGAATAACAACGTGTATTTGTTCCAGTCGAGGGCTGAACGTTTCTTGGAATGTATCATCAACACTATGCGCAGACGCAGACGTACCAGACACTCCTCGCTGTGTTATTGTAACGTTATCGCCTGACCTTGTGAACCTGACGAGCTCCGAGCCAATAGCTGCAAATCCACTTGCTGAATACTCACTACCGATACCCGCAGGATTCAACGCAACAGTAGCGCCTCCAGTATCGTCAATATCCTCTGTTATTTTTCCGCGTGAAGGCAACGGTGCAAGCGCTCTATCGTCGTCGGCAAGCTTTAGAACGTCCTTGCCTTCAACGGTCACACGGCCGTTTGTATCTGGTCCTTTAATTTCCGTAATGATAAAATGACGGACCGTGTCAACAGTCAAGACACCGTCATTTATAAACCCCGTAATCTCACGCATAGGTCTACCAGCGTAATTTGGGTTACGTGCCTTAAACTTAGTCCAGAACGTACCTTGTTGTCGCGGGTCGTATCCTACGCCTGATAATTGCGCCGCACCAGACAAACGCTCCGACTGGTATTTGTCCATGAATCTGTCATGGTATGGGAAATCATCAAACGTAGCCGTTATAACCGCACGTTTACCAAGCGCGTAAAGCTGATCGTCGGAACCTGCAATGTTTGCTTGTGCGCTGCGCCCGCTTGTGTCAATTAAGCACGGAAATGTTGTTGCGCCTTTTGGATAGTCAGAACGCGGCTGCACGAACCTATATACCAAAGACGACTTTGTGAAGTTTTCCTTATCTTTACACGAGGAGAACGTGTTAAAGCACTTGTTAGCCACAACGCCACCCAATGCAGCCGTGCATGGCGCAGTGCCAAACGACAATGAACAATAGTCCATCTCAAGCTCTACGATGGTTATGGGACTACTGTTCGACATAGACACTCACGTTAAGTTGGATGTTCATCATTTCGCCGCCCTCATCATATGTTGGCCGAAGTTCGCCACCATCTCGCCAGCAGTAGCCATAGTCGAGTGGATAATCATCTGGACCGCCAGCATAGATGAATGTTTGACCATCATCAAAATGCGCTTCGAAAGCCACCATATCCGTATCGACAAAATCACGGTCAACTAAACCTAGATTGATGGATGTTTCAGCTCCAACGCGACGAACACGAGTACCAAGGAATTGACCCTTTTGTGACATGTTGGTTAGCAGTTCAACCCGCTTGGCGTGATTAATGCCGACATGGCCGGATAATGGACCGCACGGCATAATCAATCTAGCGCCAGCTTTTATGATGCCTATTGAGCAAACCTCATCCGTCACCAAAACGCGCCAATAACGAGCGGTTACTTGCGGAAATATTGCAAAGATTGAGCTGTCATCGGTTGGTGTTACAGTTGATCGCGATGTCCAATCAGAACCGTTAACGCTGCTTTGTATTGCAATCGTACTGCCTTCGCTACCAGCCGTATGCGAAACGATAGCAAAGCAATCAACCGGCACAGGAACACCGCAGTCAACAGCGATATTAGCTGGCACACTTGAAGGTGTCCAAAAGTCAAACGTGGTATCTTCAATCGCGTTTAAACCCGCACCATCCGCAGTTTCGTGTGATACGGTTACAGTGCCTTGATCGAAAATATTCTCATATAGAAAACACGGTTTATCTGTATCTATAGCCGCTGGCTCAATATATAATGTCATCGTGCAATAACCACGCGTGTCCCGTCCTCGGTTGCTTGGAATAGCTGATCGGCCATGTTCTCCACCATATCTCTAGCCCAATCTGGCCCCACAAAGTTAATGCGCACCACTCGTTCCGGTTGCGCTTGCTGCGTTGTGCCGGACGCAGATGATGGAGCGCCGGAACCGCCGCCCTGCTTCCCTGTGCCGCGCGGTGACTGGCTTGCGATGTTTGAAATCATAACGCCGGTACGAACCAAAGACGCAGCACTTGCCGCTACCGCCAATGGAGGACCGCCGACCTTCATGCCCCACTTCCATGCAGATGTCGCAGCTTCCCAACCATCCATAACAGCACCGGCAATCGCCGCCGCCTGACCGATACGGAATAGCTTGTCATTACCAGTTTGCATTAGCGAAGCCAAGTCGCCGAACATCTGACCGTAACCGTCGAGGCGTTCGCGGCGCTCTGCATCTTGCAAAGCTTTCATGCGGTCAATGTACTCTTGTTCCAGCCGCAGCTTGGCTTCATTTTTGCCGCCGATTGCGGCCAATTCTGCATCGGTGAACTGGTTCAACAATTCAATTTGTTCGGATCGCCAAGCCTCAACGGTCTCGCGCTCGGTCATCAATGACTGCACAAGCGCTTCCAACTCGCGCTCGCGTTGCGCTGCTATACGTTCGGCGCTGCCTCGTCCGCCACGTGACCCACCACCCCCGGAACTACGCTGCGCCGCCAATGACTGCATCAACTCATACTGCATACCCGCAGATCGGCCTTGTGCCGCCGCTCGCGTATTGTCAAATCCGACCGACATTGCGGCGTCTTCGTCTGATATAGCGCCGCTTGCTTCCCATTGTGTAATTCGCATGGCCGCTTGCAACGCAATGCCTAGAGTGGACGCAAGTTGCGCTGCGCTAGCCGTAGCATCATCAATGGGGGATGCCATATCAACACCAGAAAGTTGCATGGCTTCGATGACAGTGGCCTTGACACCATCACGCAGCAATTGCGCAATGGTCTCCGTTTCTTTCATTTGCTGAGTTGTTTGCTCAACCGCTGTCCAAATTTCACGCTCGGCATTTGCCAATTCATTTGTTGACGCAATCAGCCGCGCTTTGTCTGCTTGCAATTGGCGGATATTAGAAAGCTGCCCCTGCAACTCGCTAAGTATATCTTGCTCGGCTTGCAATTGGCGAATGTAACCCGCTTCACCCGCGCCACGGTTCATTTCTCTTAGTCGTTCTGCCGCTGCAACACGCTCTACCTGCGCGGCAATAGCGTCCATTATAGCCAACTCGTCGGACGTGACACCTAAACGCATTTGGCGCAGTTCTTCGTTAAGCGCCATTGTGTTTTCACGCACTTGGTCCATGCGTTCAGACAGCCTAGATGCTTCCTCACCTGCACTTAAAGCTGCAACACCCCATTGCACCAACGCAGCGCCACCAGCAATAGCGCCAATGGTCAATAACGACATAGGCGAAACCATAGCAAGCAAACCCGCCTTGATGCCGCTAAATGCAGATTGCCCGCTAGCTTTCATCTGGTGGAACACACCTACAACCTGCGTACCTTGCTGCATTGCTAGCATAAACGGATTCTGACCCGCCGCAAGCATCATACCAATATCTTGAAACTGGAATAGAAGGTTTGTAGAATGTTGTGCGGACGCTTGCATACCACGACCCATAGTACGAGCCGCCGCGCCAGTTGCTATGTACTGCGATTGCAACTTAGTCATAGCAGCGTCAGCTTGCTTGGCGCTAATAGCACCTAATTCCAATGCGCGTTTTATTTCACCCTGCGAGGCCGCAAATTGTTGTGAGGCTGAATATAACGGAATGTATTTACGGCGAAGGGAATCAATCTCCGCACCATACATCTCCGCAGACTTTTGCGCAGACATAAATTGACCGCGTTCGTTACGCAGCAAGTCCGTAGATGCTTTCTTTAGATTAGTGTAACCTGTAGCGGTTTTAGCAGACGCAGCCGTAAGCTTGTCAAGATCACTAGCCGCAGTACGGGCTTGCGAACTATCAATCTCATAGCCTAAACGTGCAATATCATCTGCCATTTATTTATATTTACCCGCTAGATATTTGTCATTTTTTCGCCGTGTTTCTGATAGCGCCGATCTAAACGCACGGTCAGTTGCAAGCATTATATAACGCTCATTGCGATCTAGCAAAGTGTGGGACATATCCTCATGTCGGATAGGTTTATCAAGGTCGCCAACATATCCCTTTAGCGTCCAAAATTCTTCGACAAGATAATTGTGTTCCGGCGAAGGGTGATAGTCATCAATCTTGTGGGCGCGTTTTGTTTCGCGCAATACTTGACCTAATGAGCGGTATTCGCCAGAGCCTTTTTGAACTTCGTACTCTGGGCTTTCTGTTTCGTACTTTACCCAGCCTTTAGCGTAACGGATTAGCTGTTCCGTTACGCCCTTGTAAAATCCGTTACTTCCAAAGCCTTTGCTAGTACCTGTTGACGAATCCAAGGAGCGGCATTAAGTGCGGCTATTACATTCGCATGGCTGTATTCCGTCTTAATATCGCCAAGCGTCTTATCACCCCACTCCCAACTTGTTACGCAATGAGCAAGCATGGAATCTGTAGGCTCTGTTGTGGACGCATAGAACATCGCGCCAAGTTCTTCAGGATCAATGTCCTGCTTACTTAGCAACCGCTGGCCCATATTACGGTTACGCTCTTTTTTTAGTTCTTTTTGCGTATCAAGATTATGCAAATCACGAACATTAAAAATAACGCCCGTCTTTACTTCTTTACCGTCTTTTTTACCTTTTATTTCCAAAGGCACGGAAACCTCGTCCTGCGTTACCAGATCAAGAATGTCAGTCATCGTTTAGTTCCTCCTTAGTTATGTTAAATTGCTTCCGGCTTAACCAAAATAGGCGACTGGTTCAAACCAAGTGAGTAAGTCTCGTTGTCGAACTCTTCACCGCCGCCGCCTGCAAAGTTAGGACCTCCAACAATACCGCGTGAGTAACGAATGGTGTTTGTGGTTGATGCGTCCGGCGCGTCCGCGCTTTCAAGCTTGAATGCGTAGTTAAACTTTGTAGCAGCCGCAGCGCGTAGCGCGTCCTGACCTGCATCGCCCGGCATAAACGAAATAACAATTTCAGTGTCAGAAGCTGACTTAAAGCCCTTCTGTTTTTGCGTCACATCGCCATTGATACAGTCTTGACTTACGATGTTGTCAGTGATACCAAAATCAGGAAGCGTAATAACGCAATCAATTTCAGTATATACCAATGCTTCAAATTCAGACTCTGACAAAGCTGAATTTTCCGCAGTTGTGGAAATATAAAGCTTAGAGCCTATTTTAGTTGTTCCGCTCATCGTTATAGATTCCTTTAATGGCGATTAAAAATATGTTGACACTATAACTAAATGGTGTATGGTGGCGCAAATTGGGGTTAATCAGAGAGGGCACCAACATGACAAAACTACAAGAATTACTGGAAAAGGTTGAGGCGGGTGATTGTAAAAATGACGGTTCTATGTTCCGTGTTTTTGGCGATGAATGGATGCAATGCTTCGATGCCTACAACGGCTCACTCGACGCAGCCAAGTCGCTGCATGAGGCGGTGTTGCCGGATTTTAGAACGGTATACGTATATCAGAGCGATACGAAATGGTGTTGGCAAATAGAGAACAGTGAAATTATCCGTGGTTACGGTGAATCATCAAACCCAGCCCGCTCATGGTTAATAGCAATTTTGAAAGCGCTTATTGCAATGGAGGAAGCGAAATGATGGAACTAAACGACCAAGACCGTGAAAAGGTCAAATCACTAATTGAGCAGAATGTGGAAATGAAATCTGCATTAAACGCCATTATTGAACGTTCTGAAAACGGCGAACTAGGTACATCAAAGGTTCTTGATATGGCCCGTATTGCACGTGAGGCTTTGTCTCTTGCGATGCATAACGAGGCCGATCAGATATGCAAAGAACGTGGAAAGAAATTTAACCAGAAGGAATCACAAAAATGAAAGCCAAGAAACTAATCAAACAATTGAAAAAGATCGTTGACGAACACGGTAATTTGCCGGTGCGTTTTAGCGACGACAGCCGTGTTAAAGAGTTAATGGTTTATGACGACAAAGGAAGCTGGCCTAATTTTACTGGAGGCGAAGCCGTTGAAATTATCCTGTACTAGCATTATAATGCTGTCGCTGTGGATTTGCATTGTCATTGCATGTACAATCATTTACAAAAACATATCAGAAATCAACGCATCATTAGATCGCCAGATAGCGACAGCAGATAGGATTATTGAGAAAATTGAAAGGTATAAAAATGAGCGTAATTGATGCGACCTACGTATTCGATGCTAAAAAAGACTACGATAAGCAGAGAAAGAGAAAAAAGAAGAATCGCCAATATCACGACGAACTAAAGCTACAAATAGCGCAAGGGTCTATACGTACCGCTATTGACGCTATCCGCTACAACGCCAACGGATCGAAACAGGCAACCGATTAAACGGCCCGTCACGGTATGTTAATCCGGCGAACGGTGTGCGGTGGATATCGACTTTAACGTCATCGTAATACAGCTTTAGCGACTTTGGAAAATGCGACCTAACTATTCCGGCAACGCCTAACAATTGCGAGTGTGTCCATTCAAGCGGTGCCATTACAGCAAGTTCAAATGTGCCTCGATGTTCATCGCGTGTATTATCACCAATGCATCGCGGATCAGGTTCAAAACGTACATCTTGAACAACAATAAATGGAGTGTCGGATTCGGTCGGATAAGTCTCGTCCGGTTCAACAACCGCAATCCCGCCTGACATTGTGTCAAGTCGGGCTTTGAGTGCTTGATATATCTTAGCGTCAAGTTGTTCAATAAGTGCCATGTGGATATATTATAATAAACGTGTTGACATTGCAAATTATATGGGGTATGTGTTGGGTATTGCAAAACAATGGAGGTTACGATGACTAACGTCCTGAGTATGACGGAAACTGCTCCCCCATCGCATTGATGTGGGGTGTACATAACAAGGCTTAGCTCAGTGGCAGAGCGCTTCCGGCCGGAGAGGTCGCGGGTTCAAGTCCCGTAGCATTGTTAGAGCCCGTTTCTAGAAAGGGCCGTGTACATTCCTCATGAGTGCGGCGGCGCTGAAAGTCGTAGAAGCGCATAACGCCCATGCTGGTTCTGTCCTGATTCAGGCGGGGGTCAAAACACCAGTAGAGCAGGATTAACGCCCTGCCCGCACTCAACTAATAAACCGTAGGAGAACCGCATGGCATACCTAAGATTTAGCAGCGAACACGACGATAGGTTCTATGTGTATTTGTCGCCTACATCACTCGTGTTCAGCGGCCCTGATTTGTTCACGTTGAAGGACGGTGATACTAACGACTTGGAGACAGCATCAAGGCTGCGTCAGGCGCTAGATGATTATTTAGAGCGGAATATCGACTGGTAAAATGTACACAGTCAACAAAATAAATAAACGCCTAATGATACTTGATGCAAATAACGTTATGGTTTATACGCCGCCCGACTTCATTAGGCATAAGATTAGATCGCGGTCTCAACTACAGGTCATAGCGGATGATTTTAACAAATCATGTGAGTATGATATAAAATCAGTAATTAAGTTTGAATCTTCGTTTAAATAAATCTAGTTAACTGCGGGGACAGTGCGTCATAGCTAAAAGCCCTATATTGGGGAAGTGTTTGAGAAACACGCGTACGAATGGCTGTCCCTACAATTAACTAGGTGTTATGATGCGATAGTACGCCAAGACGCATTACAAAGCCGTACCACCCCGTAGCCTACTAGCGGCCGCTCTCATAATTGAGCGATAACGTGCGCCTGTCTTGGCCACCCAAAAGCGGCCAGCTTGGTTGTAGTTTCTGCCAAGTGAATCCTGCCCTGTGAAGCCGTACTCCAACCGCATCGCGTACGGCGCTTGATAAACCAACGTAATCCGATCACCAAGCTTTAGTTTTTGTATTGTGGATAGCAAACGCTGATCGTTGTAGTTTGAGCCATATTGCGCGTTTGGACCTTGTGGAATAGCGCCGTTAATGCCAGCGGTTAGACTGGACCGCAAGAACCCCGTATCAATCGGCGCGTTCTCATTCAACTCAATTCCAAAATCCAACACACCTATCTTAAACGCTTCTTCGCTGCGTTCTTTCGTCTGTTGCGTCCACTTGTTCACGCTATTAAGAAACCCGCGTGATGTGCCGAGATTGCCGCCTATGACTGCCATAAAATACCTGTTGACTTGTGGTTGCGTTTAGTTTAATGGATGTGAGGTATTATTTCAATAAGGAGAATGCGAAATGGGAACCGATATTCATTCTGTAGCGCAAGCAAAGATAAACGGCGCTTGGGTTGACGTAGAAACTAAATTTGACGAAGGAAGACACTATAACCTTTTCGCTCATCTTGCTGGTGTTCGTAACGGAACGGGATTTGCAGGAATTGTTACTGGCGATTCTGTCAATCCCATTCAAGAGGCTAGAGGACTACCTGATGATTTTACCGTGGACGAATATGATATGCACGGAGAAACGTGCATGGGGGACCATTCTTATGGGTGGGTAACTTCAACAGAGGTTATCAACCATGATTGGAATCAAGGTTATTCTTCGGGCCTTATTACAATTGACGAATACCGAAAATGGAAAGGTGGAATGCCCGAATGCGGATGGTGCGGCGATGCTTTTGGAAATGACATTGTAAAAGCAGAAAGCAAGGGCGAAATTACAGGCGAAACTACGCACGTTCGAGTAAAATGGAAAAAGTTACAACAAGAGTTCCAATATTTCATTGACGAAGTTAAAGACATGCACAATAAATATGGAGAAGTCAGGATAGTTTTTGGTTTTGATAGTTAAAACACACCAAGGTACGTCACGATTGCGTGGCGTACCACGTCCTAAGCGCACCCTTATCCAGCGAATACTTAGTCCGACATTCACACGACACAATATCACGTCCACCTGCGCCCAATGATGCGTCATGGCTGTGTTTCATCATTGCACCGCTAGGCAACACAAACGGCGTTTCCAGTCCGTTAACCGTTGTTCCGCTAAACGCCATATGGTCAACACGGTCCATAACAGCGCGGCCTGTATGCTGCCATGTCTTGCTTACAAATCGGTCTGGTATGCCAGTTTTTTCCAAACCCTGCCGCCAAGCCTCATAACGTCCGGCTTCTATTGCGTCCTGCGTTTCTGTACGTGCAACACGGCGACCGCGTACCATTAGTAAGTTATTTTCATATCGCCGCAACATACCGTCGATTTGACTTTGCGTCATAGGTCCATCGCCAAGGCGACGAATGAATTGCTTGTCTCTGGCGTTTAGTTTCATTGATAGGGCGCGACTAGGCGCGACCTCTAATTTCTGCCTAAGCCCATCTTGCCATTGTCGAACACCGTTTCGCGTTACGTATCCGCCTTGTACCCATATTTTTGACTGCTCATCAAGCCCAATAACACCGCCTTGTCTCTTGCCGTTCGCACCAATACGGCCCACCAAATCACGCGCGATGCGGTCTCTTGATCGGCTGAATGCGTATCCATCTGCTATCGTATCACGGGCTATTTGTCGCGTATCGTCTGCAATGCCTTGGATAAGTACACCTCCAACGTTACGCACATATTGCTCTGCGCGGGGTAATAACATATCCCAACGCGCAACTGCGCGTGTACCATCGGGATAAACCCACGTATTGCTATTGACGGTTAGATGTCCGGTCTTAGCGTATGTCTCAATAATCAATGATTGCATGTTAGCCATAGCCGCAGCGTCAATATTAAGCGCTTGGATGGCGGCGTTAATATCCTGTGAGCGCAATGCATCACGTAGCTTTGACATCTGCGCACGGTTTTTTATATCCGCCATAGATGCTAAGAAAGCCGAACGAATACGCGGCTCCATATCTTTGGTTATGGACCGGATTTGTTGTTCGTAAATGGCATCGCGGAATATTGTTGACATATAATCCCAAAAGGTAGCGGACGGATTAACCGCCCGCGTTCATTCTATTTGTTGATCGGCAAATGATAAGTATCTACAGTCTTGCCGGTTTCGTTCATGACGTAAACAACCCCGTTATCAATTGAGCAAATAACGTCATCATTGGATGCAAAGTTTAACCGTCTTGTCAGTGATGCAACGCCTCTTTGCGCACCGCCTTCAACTTCGACAGGGACAGATTCAACCCACGAGGCAGCCCATAGGTTGACAGCACCATTATCAAGAATGTGTTTAATTGTAAAAGGTGAGTTCTTCATTGTGTTTCTTTCTGTTTACTTTTTCTGTTATATGCCATTTACACGTTGACATGGTATTATTTATAGCGTATTGGTGGTGGGATAGCAATTTAAGATAGGAGGTTATTATGATAAAGGTGCAATTGATTAGAGGAATGAACGGTTTCTTTGTTCATGTTTTTATAAATGGGGAAGTTCGAAGAGAATACGGTCCTTTTACCTATGAAGAGTCAAAGGCATTTATGATGGGTGCTAGGGAATTTGCGCAACCATTTGTTACAACGTTTGAAGATTATGAATAAGGAGAAAACAAAATGGAATTAGAAGTTGGAAAATATTATAAAGACGCGGACGGGAATAAGGTGGGGCCGTTGAGACACGGTGAACAATGGCCTGAAGGACCGTGGTTGTTTAAGTGTGACAACAAGCACTTTAGAAAAAATGGAGAATCATGTTTTGACGCTCGTGGCTACAATGTGAATTCAGGCCACCACCTAATCGCAGAATGGACCGACGAACCCGAACTGCAACTAGAGAAGGGCAAGTTTTACCGTACACGCGATGGACGGAAGGTTGGGCCCATGGTTTACGATGGATCGCTGGATTACTTTAATTTTGATGATGGTAGTAAAACAGGATGGCAAATTGATGGACGTATAGCTTGGAGTAAAAATGACGGAGACATCATCTCAGAATGGACCGACGAAGAACAGAAATCGTACATGTACCACAATCCCGATGACGCGCCATCATTGCCAGAATACGCACAATTAGCGTCCGAACACGCCATTAAAATCACGGTTACTATTGGCGAGATTGTGATTGAATATGATGGTTCCGGCGGCTAACGCACCACCATCTTCGTTGCAACGGCTTCCCCTGCCGCTAAGATTGGCATAACGGCAAGGATAGCAACAACCTGCCCGTCTATACGCAACTTATCGCCAGCCGCTTCATCAAATGCGGTTGGCGTTTGTGTAATAACCATACGGTCCGACATTACTATGTTTTCACCGTCCACATAGCGCTGTGACACACCCGTAACAACAGCGTCAAGCTTAGTCCATTGTGTCGTTGTTGTTGGCGGGTCCCACGGATTAACACCGTCAACGGTTACTGGACGACCTATTTCAACAACGCCTGTATTGTATTTTGACAATAGGCGCGGGACTGTGTTGGAGCGGAGGCGGTTATACAGTGATGGCATCCGTCCGCCTTACCAACCGTCCACCGTTAGTTAAAAAGCACCCAAGCAAGCGCATTGCAGATTCAATATATGCGGCGTTTGCTTGCAGTGCTTGTTCGGCGGTTAGTCGAGATGTATCGTACTCGATTTGAATAACATCAACCTTCTCCTTCGACACCAATGCGTCACGCACACTGCCTGATGGCGACAACGTACCCGCTGAATTATACTCCACGCGCGCCAACTCATACTGCGCTTGGATAACCTCGGAGGGAATATCAGTATCGCCTATAGCAATACCGTCACAGTCGGAAACACCAGTACGAGGCCATGCACCTACCTGATCGCGGCCATGTGTTTTAGAGCCTTTCCATTGCAAGCCATTTAAGTATGCAAATGCACGGCGCATAGAAGCGTCAGCAGTTTCATCATCGGGGATGGTTTCGCCGTAATAGTCCAGCACATACGTAATATAACCAGCTCGAGTTCCGTACGAATCCGCGCCTGTTACACCACTACCGTCTTCAATTGTTAACATTACACCTCCAGAATATACGCCTCGGCATCATCGCCGCCAGTGACAGTAATAACACCCTGTAAATAATGACGGATCGCATCCAACGGCAGAACAAATACCTCATCCGCAGCGATTGAACCAAGTGTATAGCCGCCCGTCAAATCAACAGCACCATAACCCGCAAGATAAGCAGTAGTAGCACCGTCACCGTCAATATTAGGAGTTAATGCACCAGCCGTAACATTGTTAATTACAAGAAACTTAGTCTTGCCCGCAGTGTACGTAAATGTATCTGACGCGCCAAGTGTCGTAATAGTCGCTTCAACTTCGGTATTGGAGATTGTGCTAGTCGGTGTAATAACAGCCATGTGGATGTCCTATGATTGGGTTTGTGCATATTATATGTAAAAGGGTGTTGACATGCAAAGCGTGGTGGTGTATAGCCACGAGATAATGAGGATTAGTTCATGACAACCCTATACATCATATACAACGCCATTGGGTTGATCGTGCTTGGCCTTGCGTTGGGTAAGAGGCAATTGCACGAGGCGGTATTTATGGGGTTGTTTTGGCCGATAATGTTGTTGGCTATTTTAAGAGGAGATAGGTAAATGGTTAAACAAATATACACAGGGTTAATTGTTGATGACCAACACCCGAACAATGGAAAAATGTTTACTCACTATGATGAGTTTATGACTTATTACATTGCGCCTCCAATAAGGGGGCTTATTGGTTCGCCAGATAGGCCAATTGAACAGCCAGTCATAGATAAAAAATATCTACGGCTTGTAGACGGTTTGCGCGGCGAAGTAATCGTTGATTTTTGGGTTCCGACTGATAAAAACGCATCTTGGGCGCTTGAAAAGTTGGTCAAATTTTACGCTGACAATGCGTGGCGGCACAACTACAGAGGACCAAAT